ATATATATGCTTGAAAATCAGAGTAAACAATTACAGTTACTTTATTCTCAAATGTGGCTACACAATAAAAATGGTGCAATTTTATCAGCATTTGGAAGTAACTTTGGGATAGAAAGAATAAAAGGAAAATATGCTTATGGAAACTTAAACATAGAAGGAGTTCCAGGTCATATCGTTGCAAAAGGATTTCAAGTAAGATCTAAAAAAGGATTATTATATCAGACAGTATCAAATGTATTAATAAACAATGTCGGGAAAGCGGTTGTACAAATAAAAGCATTAGATTTTGGAGAAGAATACAATGCTTCTGAAAATGAAATTACTGAAAAAGCAACTGGAGATGAAAATGTAAGCAGAGTATATAATTCAGAAATAATCAGTGGTGGAACATTTTTAGAAAGTGATGAAGAACTAAGAGAAAGAATTTTGAATTTATCATTATCAAAAGGTGGAGCTGATATAAATGGAATAAAATCAAATTTACTTAAATTATCTCAAATTGAGGATTGCGATGTTCTTGAAAATTCCACAGAAGATAGGAATGAAATTTTAAAATTAGATCCTGGACATGTAAGAATTATAATAAAAGGTCTTATTGATGAAGAAGTAGCATATACAGTTTTAAATACTATTTCTCCGGGCATTGTGACTGATGGTGATGTGGAAATGAGAGTAACAACTGATTCAAATCAAGAACGGATAATTAAATTTAAAAAAGCAACTAAAGTTGAATATGCAGTAAGAGTCAGAAATATAAAAAATATTTCAGATTATAAAAAAACAACAAAAGAAGAAATTGTAGAAAATATCATTAAAGAAGCAGATAAATTTAGACTAGGTCAATATGTTAATTATGAAAAAATTCAAGCTGCAGTTTATAAAATAGCTGATCAGTTAGAAGCAGATGTAGAAATAAAGAAAATAAATGGAAACTGGTCAAAAACAGATTTAACTATACAGCATGATGAGTATAGTTTTTTGAGCATTAATAATATTGAGGTGGAATTATAATGGAAGCAAATGATTTTTTAAAACTATGTGGGAATATAGTTGACAGAAAAGGTCAGAATAACATAAAAATTTTCAATATAATTTCTAAAGGATTTGAATTGTATGATAAACATTTTGAAAAAGTATTGTTTTCTGATGTCATTGATAAATTACTCAAAAAAGAACTTGATTTGTTTGGCTCACAATTCAAAATTTATAGAAGTGGAAGAACAGATGAAGAGTACAGAAAATTTTTAAAATTATCATTTTTATTAAGATTAGGAAGAGTTGATTTTAATTTCATTGTTAATGCTATATCCATTTTTTTTAACATTGAAAAACATAGAATACAGATTTTTGATTATAATTCTGACAAAAATATTAAAGTACGTCACATTAAATTAAGGATTTTGAAAAAAGTAAATATTCAAGAAATTATATTATTTTTAAAATCAATAAAAGCGGCAGGAATAATTATAGATTGTTGGGAAATGCTGGATGGAGAATTTTTAATAAACTGTAAAGGAGAAAAACAGAAATATATTGTTAAAAGTGATGTTAGATATGAATATGACAGACATGAATATAATCTTGACGAAATGTTGGAACTTAATGATTAAAAGGAGGGAAAAAGAGAATGCCTATCATTAAAAAATTTTTGCGTGGAGTGTATGAACATTCGAATCTATTTAAAATAAGAAATCCTTCTGTAACCGTTGGAGACAATGAAGTAAAAGAAATTACTCCTTTTAGGGGTGTTATACAGACAAGAGGTAGTGTTATAAGCTCTGATGATTTTAATGAAATGCAAAAAAATGGAGTGTATTTTGTTGAAACAGAATATTCTGAAAATTATGGTTCAGGAGTAGATGCTTATGTAATTAAAAATTTAGAAAGTGAACAAGAATTATTTGAAGGACTTAAATTGAAATTTGTAATTCCAAAAGCAAATAGCTTTGATAATCCGGTTGTTGTTTTTAAAAATAATAATTACTCACTTAAGTTTAATGATAATGAAAATCTTAAATCTAAAAGTCTTATAAAAGACAATATAGTAAATTTAATTTATACTGGAAATCATTTTTTAATTGAGCTGATAACACAGGCATCTGAAAACACTCTTGGAATAGCAAAGCTCTATTCTAACACAGAAGCTGAGACTGATTCTGATAAATTGAAAGAAATAATTGAAAAAAATACGGGAAACAATGAAGAAAGTGGAAAAACAAAATGGGCTAAATTGATTGAAACATTAGATCACACAAAAATATTGACAGTTCGGGGACTTGTCAAGTTTTTAAGCAAACTGCTAAAGCCTGCTGGAGAAGATGATTATGGTCTTATCAACTACAAAACAATAAAGCAGGTAAGTCCAAAACCTGATTTGTCGCCATATATTCCTTTTGACAAAGGATACAGAAACAATAACAGGAACGACTGGGTAGTAAGAACTAACGGAACTGATACATGGATTTCTAATCATGTATATATGTACAGTTCTGCAGGGGCATACACAGGAGGATTTCATACAAACGGCGGACGTGCTTATTATAAAGTTCCTGGGCGAAATAACGATCAGTGGTGTGAAATAATGGATCATATAGACATGGCTGTACGGGATAACAGAATGAACGGGATGGATGCTGATAGGGTAGATTTAAGAGGTCACATAAATAGATTGTGGTCTGCGAGAGATACAGACACTGTTCTAAATATACGACTTGCTGGATATATTCAAGCTGAAGTTCAAAGAAACGAAATGAGAGAAAGGAACGGCTATGTCGTTACTGGCGGAATCAACGATGACAGAAACTACACGCTGGACTATTTACAGTTCAGGGCATTACAGATGTATCGTGCAGGAAACTGGGTGAATGTACCGTTCGTGTAGAGGATAAGGAGGAATAAGAAATGAAATTTGAAGTTAGTGAAGTTAAAATAGTAGAAATGGAAGATGGGTTTAAGTACTATGGGATATTTGATAAAGATGGTAAGGACTGGTACGAGGAACTGAAAAAGTTTGACAAAGACACTTTAAAAGTCATGTATAACAAAGATTCATGTCTGGTTTTAAGCTTGAACAAGGATGCATCCATGATAGCCCCAACGATGGCTGGAGATATTGTTGAAGAAATCCCTTTTCAAGCAGTAGAGATTGCTCCCGACAATTATTTTGTTAATGGTAAAATTGTAAAATTAAAGGAATGCGAAACAATAAAAGATGGAAAGATTGTATTTGACAGGGATAAACGGATAGAAGAAATAAAGAAGAAACTCTATGAGCTGAGACTTGCATATGATATCGCTCCGTTTGAATTTGAGGTCAAAGGTGTAAAATACTTGCAGAATAATCGGAGCATAGACCAGTCTAACTTAACTAGAATTGTTGTCATGTGTCAGGCAATGAAAAAGACGGAATTTGAGAACTGGAAATTCTACACAAAGGATAACAGTGAGAAATATGTTAATCTGACATTGCAGGATATGATGAAAATGGCAGATATAATGCAGTTGCATACTACGAAAGCTATGACAACTGAGACATTACTATCGCATAATCTGGAAAATTTAACTGACAAAGAGCTTAAGGAGTATGATGCAAAAGATAGATACGAAAAGGCTTATAAAAATATGTAAGGAGGTATTTATGCTTGAAAAAGATAAGCTATATATTAGTTTCCATAGACCAAAAAGCATAGTTGGATTATTAATATCCGCATGGACACTTGGAAAATACTCACACTGTGAGTTTATCTATAATAATCAAGTTTTTCTTTCAAATCCAGGTGGAGTTAGAAAAAGACCTTTTAAATATCAGAAAAACTTTGAAATTTTTGAAATGGATAGCAGTGTCAGAGCTGAGGATATTGTAGAGTTTTATAATACGGCACAGGGTAAAGGCTACGACTACTTGGGCATATTAGGACAGTTTTTCTATGCAAGCAAAGTACAGAACGATGACAGATATTTTTGTTCGGAATTTTGCTTAAATGCTATAGATTATGCTTTACAGTTTACTCTGACTTATAAGCTTAAGTCATTAAAAGACAGGGTTGGATACCAATTCAATCCAACTAAACTATATAAATACTTAAAAGATATGGAATTATTAGGAAAGGAAGTGAGATAATGGATAGATTTGAAAAATTTTTAGATTATATTTTTGAAGTCGAAGGTGGTTACACTAATGACAAAAATGACAGAGGTGGAGCTACAAACTTTGGGATAATTGAAGAAGAAGCAAGAAAATTTGGCTATACTGGAGATATGAAGGATTTAACAAAAGATTTTGCAAAAAATATTTATTTAAAAAAATATTATCTTGGGAATAAGCTGGATAAAGTTATAAACGATAAAGTAGCATTATCAATATTTGACTGGGCTGTTAATTCAGGGAGAAGAGGAATTAAAAAGGCTCAGATTGTAGCAAATAAATTCGGAGCTAATCTGATTATAGACGGAATAATCGGAAATAAAACGCTAGAAGCAATAAATGCAATAGATCCCAAAATGTTTTTAAAGGAATATCATGAAATGCAAAGAACTTTTTACAAAAATCTTGCAGCGAAAGACATTACACAAGAAGATTTTTTAAAAGGCTGGCTAAATAGAGTAAAAATAAAAGAAGAATATATTGAAAAGGTGATGTGAATGAATATTGAAGAGTTAAGAAAAGAAATAGGGAATACTGTTGAAATAGGTCATAAAATATATGAAATAAAAGAAGTTGGAGAAGATAAAGAATACGGACTTTTGTGGATAAAAGAATATCAGCAGGAGGTGAAGCCCACCTTGAACAAGAAAAAGATATGCGTAATAATAGGACATGGTGGAAATGACTGCGGGGCAGTGTCACAGGATAAAAAAGTGACTGAACTTGGGTACAATACAAAATTGGCAGATGAGTTAGTGGAATTGCTTGTAAATAACGGATATGAAGCTTTTACACATAATAGAGGATATTCTAAAATGGAAAACACAACTTTAATTAATAGTTTAAATCCAGACTTAGCTATATCGCTACATTGTAACAGTGCTAATACAGTTGCAACAGGAACAGAAGCAATATATTATCCGGGGAGTGCGAAAGGAAAAAAGTTTGCCGAGCTGCTATCTAAAAATGTTTCTGAAGCATTAGGGCTAAAGAATAGAGGAGCAAAAGAGCCTTGGCACGGTAGAGGGAGTGGACTGTTAAGCAGGACAAAAGCTCCTTGTGTCATTTCAGAGCCGTTTTTTATTGATAACAATGAGGATTTAAAAAAAGCATTTGAAAGAAAAAATGAATATATACAAGCAATAGTAAAAAGTATAAATGAATATTTTGAATTAGTTTAAGACTTAAAATTTCAAAAAATTAAGTCTAAAAAATTTTATAGGCTCAAAATTTCAAAAAATTGAGTCTATAGGAAAAAATGGCTTGTATATTTAGTCTACATGGGTTGAAAAATAATTTTAGGTATAAAAAGGTTGCCTGATAGAATAAAATGCAAATTTGAGCCTGTCGGGTGGCTTAAAATAAAAATAATATAAAATAACAAAGGAGTGATGCAAATGAATACACAATTACAAATGATTTTAGTAGGAATGTTAGTAGATTTTACAAGAAAAGAAGTACTGGAGAAAGAAATAATTTTCGGAGCAAAAACTGGAATTCAGAAACTGGAAGCAGTAAAAAATAATTTCTTTGCAAAGTTTAAAGATTTTGTGAGAAAAGCTCAGGAAAGAAATAATCCATATATTCCTGATAACATAGAATTTTTTTCTGAAGAATTAATGCTAAAAGGAGCAGATGAACTTGAAAAAATAGTAAATGTTGAAGAAATAGTGCATAGTATTTTAGGGGAAGAAAAAATTTCTATTGGAATATAGGGGGAGTAAATGTATTTTAAAGAAATATCAGATTTAGGAATAATGATAGTCATTTGCGGAGTATTTTTATACTTCGCAAAAACAATATTTGATTTGATGATAAAGGATAACAGAAAATACAATGAAGAAATACTCGAACGTCTGGAACATGCAGAAACTAAGAGAACGGTTCTTATCACTCAGAATGAAAAACTTATAGAAGTACTCAATCGATTAGAAGAAAGATTAAGAACAGAAAAAATAACTGGAAAAGGTCTTGAAATAATGTTAATTTTGAAAGTCCAGGATATCAGATGGTCTATACAGAAGAAAATAGTTAAGTATATCAAAAACAATCATCTGAAAGAAAACTGGACAATTATTAACAAAGAAATAGATACTTTCTTCAATAGAAAATTAATTGATTTCGAGACAGATATGCATGACATCATAGAAGGAATAACATATAAAATAGTTCATGATGTTATAAAAGAAGAATTTTCAGAAACTAAAAATATTCTAATTCAAATCCTTGAAGGTTTAAAAGAAGACGGGATGGACGAAAAAGAACTCTACAATAAAGCGATAAGAATTGTAGAGGATCACATGCAAACTATA